ATGAAAAAAGGCGGCATGGCTATGAAGAAAATGGCAGGTGGCGGTCTGGCTGGTGGTCACAAATCGGCTGACGGTATTGCTTCCAAAGGCAAGACTAAAGCTAGACAAGTCACGATGGGCGGCTCTACCGGCATGAAAAAAGGTGGCATGACCAAGATGAAAAAAGGCGGTTACTGCTGATGAGGCCATCACGCGGAATGGGCGACATACGTCCTAGCAAAATGCCGAAGGCAAAGACAATCAAACGGAAAGACAAACCTCAAGACGTTGAGATGTTTTCCGGTGGGGGTCTTTATGCCAACATCGCCGCAAAGAAAAGGCGTATCGCTTCGGGGTCTGGTGAAAAGATGCGTAGCGTTGGAGACAAAGGAGCACCCAAAAAAAGTGATTTTGCCGCTGCCGCAAAAACAGCATCTTATAAATCAGGCGGAAAGGTTAATGCAGCGGGTAATTACACGAAGCCGGAACTTCGCAAGAGAATCGTATCGCAGGTGAAGGCAGCAGCGACTCACGGCACAGGCGCAGGGCAGTGGAGCGCGAGGAAGGCACAGCTTGTGGCGAAGAAGTACAAGGCAGCAGGAGGAGGGTACAGAGATTGAAAGCCCCGCAGCAAAGCCTGAAGTCATGGGGCGAGCAGAAATGGCGAACGAAGTCTGGCAAGCCATCGTCGAAAACTGGCGAAAGGTACTTGCCAGAAAACGCGATCAAGTCTCTGAGTCCAGCGGAGTACGCAGCAACGACAAAGGCAAAACGGGCGGGAAAGAAAGCTGGCAAGCAGTTCGTCGCGCAACCAAAACGCATAGCCCAGAAGGTCGCGCCATATAGGAAAGTGAAATAACAATGCCTACCTCCGGTACAGCCGAGTTTAATTTAGACCTCAATAACCTCATCGAAGAGGCGTTTGAGCGGTGCGGCTCCGAGTTACGTACTGGGTACAACTGGCGTACTGCTAGGCGGTCACTAAACCTCATGTCTATTGAGTGGGCTAACCGGGGGCTTAACCTCTGGACGGTGGAGCAAGGGTCGTTTCCGTTGGTGACTGGGCAGGCAATTTACCCCATACCGACCGACACTATCGACCTGTTGGATCACGTAATCCGCACACAAGCCACGACGCTAAACCAGATTGACATCAACATCAGCCGTATTGCTGAGCCAACCTACTCATCGATACCCAACAAGTTGGCACAAGGACGTCCAATCCAGTTGTGGTTCAACCGCCAGACGGGGGCTGAGCACGCAACTACGGTTACTTTGGCGCAGAACATTAACGCAGTGGTGACGACCATACCCCTTAGTACCACGGTGGGACTACCCGCAGTGGGGTTCATCAAGATAGATAACGAAACTATTAGCTACCCTAACATTAACGGTAACTCGCTGGTCAACTGTGCCCGAGGGCAGAACAATACAACTGCTGCTTCTCATACCATAACTCCCACGCCGCCTGTCGTGACGGTGCAGAACTTGCCATGTGTGAATCTGTGGCCTACGCCAAACGCGCCGGGGGATCAGTACACATTTGTGTATTGGAGGATGCGCAGGATACAAGACGGTGGGCTTAACGGCACTGTGATCCAAGATATTCCGTTTCGCTTGCTGCCGTGTATGGTGGCGGGGCTTGCATTTTATTTGAGTATGAAGTTGCCGGAGGTGGAACCAAACCGTGTGGCGATGCTAAAAGCAGCTTACGAAGAACAGTGGGACTTGGCGGCTGCTGAAGATAGAGAAAAGGCACCGCTACGGATTGTGCCAAGAAACATGTTTTATTACGGGTAAATCATGCCTAATCGGTTTGCCTCTGGTAAGTTTGCGATTGCAGAGTGTGACCGCTGCGCTCAGCGGTATTTGCTCAAGCAGCTACGCATCCAGACGGTTAAAACCCGCCCGTACAAGATTAAGGTTTGCCCGACGTGTTGGGACCCAGATCACCCGCAGTTGCAGTTAGGTATGTATCCGGTAGATGATCCACAAGCTGTTAGAGAGCCGCGCCCAGATATAAGCTACAAGATGTCAGGTACAAGTGGACTACAGGAGCTTACGACTAACAGCACAGCAGTACTTGGGTTTGGGTTTCCTGAAGGTGGTAGCCGGGTGTTTCAGTGGGGTTGGGCACCTGTAGGTGGAGCCAGAAGTGATGATGCAGGGCTAACACCAAACGATCTTGTGGCTAAAACTGCGGTGGGTAATGCAACAATCTCAATTTCTTAGGAGTCATTATGAAAACGTCTCAGATGAAAAAGGTAGCTGTCGGTGAGGTCAAGAAGCACGAGCAGCGTATACATAACATGGCAAAAGGTGGTGTAACTAGCGAAGCCATGAAAAAATATGGTCGCAATATGGCTCGTGCGATGAATCAACGTGGTAATGCAAGGGGTAAATAATGGCTAAGTACTCTATGAAGATTAAAGGTAAAGAGGTTGGGTCAGGTGAAGTATATGCTCCCCCTCATACTATGACTGGTAAAGATACCAACGTCGCTACATATTCCGGCTATAAAACTGGTGCTTCGGCTATGGCTGAGATGAATATGTCTACCGGAGGTATTAGCAAAGGCAACTACGCTCCTGTTAATCCATACGGTACTGGCGAGATGCGTGGCTACGGTGCTGCAACTAAAGGTCGCAAGATTAGCGGGAAGATGGGCTGATGAACTACGCGCAGTTAACTGCAACCATTGAGGACTATACCGAGAATACGTTCACGGCTACTGAACTTGCCACGTTTGTGCAGAATGCCGAACAGCGTATATACAACTCGATTCAGTTTCCAGCACTACGCAAGAACTCTTTGGGCACTTTAACGTCAGGCAATAAATACCTGTCAACGCCTTCTGACTTCTTGTCGGTGTTCTCTTTAGCGGTGGTTGTAAACGGGGACTATTACTACCTATTGGACAAGGATGTGAACTTTATCCGTGAGGCGTACCCCAACAGTGCAACTGCGGCAGGCATTCCCCAGTACTACGCTATTTTTGGCCCTACGACGACGAGTACTCCGCCAGTGACGTTGACTAACGAGTTGTCGCTTATTTTGGGGCCGACACCAGATGGTAACTACACGGTAGAACTGCATTACTTTTACTACCCGGTTTCCATGTCGGATACGGCCAATAACCCGTCCGGTACGGCGTGGCTTGGGGATAATTTTGACTCCGTTCTTCTGTATGGTTCGTTGCTTGAGGCTTACGTATTTATGAAGGGCGAGCAGGATTTGATGGCGAAATATCAGCAGCGGTATGACGAAGCATTAGCACTGGCTAAACAACTTGGCGATGGCAAAAACCGTCAGGATGCTTATCGTAATGGTCAAGTTAGGTACCCAGTTAAATGATCGTCCAAACTCAAACTACGTCGTTTAAAGCGGAACTGTACGAAGGAATACATGATCTTCTTACAGACACGATTGAGATTGCGCTTTATACGGCTTATGCGGACTTGAACGCAGCGACGACTGCGTATGTAGCGACGGATGAAGTAACCGGAACTGGGTATGTGGCAGGTGGTAATACGTTGACAGGCGCAACGGTGCAGACTTCTGGCACTACGGTGTATGTCAGTTTTGATGATACAAGCTGGGCGAATGCGTCATTTACTTGTAGGGGTGCTTTGATTTATAACTCAAGTAAGGCTAACCGGTCTGTAGCAGTGTTGGATTTTGGTAGCGACAAGATTGTTACGCAGGGTACGTTTACTGTGGAGTTCCCGGCAAACGCAGCAAATAGTGCAATTATAAGGATGAACTAATGCTATCAGCAAATGGCGGCGCGTTATTAGGAGACATTAGAGCAACTACGGTATCTGGTCGTGGGTTCACACCGGAGGAATTAGTTGATAATACGTTGGACAGGATTATTTTCATAAGCACTTCGGCAGACCCAGTTTTGCGGCAGCAAGCTGAAGCATTTAGGAAAAGTATTCGTAGCGTGTTACTTAATTATGGTAATCAATGCGTTAGGTCAAACCACACTACGCTTGCTAATCGTCTCCGAGACGTGGGACATTCTGACTTAATTAAACTTTTGGAGAACTGAAATGGCTATTTCCGTAACCACCGCAATGCCCACCTCATTCAAGGTAGAAATTCTGAAAGCAGTACACAACTTTACTGCCTCTACCGGTAACACATTTAAACTGGCTTTGATGAAAGCTACCGCTGCGGGGTCAGGCACATATGGCGCGGCTACCACGAGCTACGATACTTTAGTGTCCAACACTGATGAACTACCCAACGGTTCAGGTTATACGACTGGCGGTAATACGCTGACATCTGTGACCCCAGTTGCTGATGGTACAACTGCTGTTTGTGACTTTGATAACACCACTTGGTCTGCTGCAACATTTACGACCTGTGGTGGGATTATTTACAACGACACTGCTGCGGGTAATCCTGCTTGTGCGGTGTTGAGTTTTGGTGGTGACCAGCAGGTTAGCTCGGGCGATTTTCAAATTCAGTTCCCGGCAGCGGCAGCGGCAACCGCGATTATTCGCATCGCCTGATAGGGAAACGATGTGGCAGCCACAACTTGGGATCAAGGTTGGGGTGACGGCGCGTGGAGTTATAACGCATGGAGTGGTATATCCCCAGCTTATCTAGTTGATGGAGTATCTGGCACTGGAGCAGTAGGTACCGTAGCAATACTGATTAACAGTAACGTCACAGTTACTGGAGTTGCAGGGGTAGCATCGCTTGGTGGATTTACAGTTCAGTCTGAGGT